TTGCTCTATTAATTCGCGGTTATAAGCAACACTTCGAAAGCCCGACGTTATTACCATCGGTATCCCCGCGTAGTCTCTCGCCTCATCGAGTAGCTCTAAGAAATTGGGATCCATCATGCAACCCGTCCCAGGCTCATCGGGTGACTCGAATTCTTCTAGCTTGAAGTACCTCATCGCTTGGCGAGTAAAAGTTCAATTTTATGAACTGATTCAATGACTTCTTTCATCATCTGTTTCAATTCATCTTTATCATTCTCGACGCGGATAACGCGACCCTTCAGCTTTTCAATATCACGATTTAGGTTTACCCATACCGCTATGATCCCGAGAAGGCTTGGGAGTATTGTCATTATTGTTTCGATTGAAATCATCGAGGAACTTTTTCAATAGGGTTATATTTTTCTTCCTGCTATTTCTCATTTCAATAGATAGCGTAAATCCTCAAGGATAACCCCTCCACCTTGCGAGATACTCAAGCCGCTTTGATAATAGTCAGCAGGTTGGGGAAGCATATCCGCCCCAGTATTAGATGAGTACTCTGGAAAGAGCGAGGAGTTATTGCAAAGGTATTTGTAAAGGCGAAACGTGTAGAACTGAGCGTTCGTCCGTGCGCGTTCTGTCTCTCGGTGTAAGTCATCGGGAGAGATTCCCGTTGTATCCTCAGATACTCGGATAGCGAGTCCTCCGTTGTCAATCTTTACGTACAGCGACGGCATAAGGTCAACCATAGTCCACCAAAGCGTCGCCTTTCGGACGTAGTTATCGAGTAAAACAGCATAGTTTCCGGTCGGGCCTCCGACTTGCGTAATCTCCGCCTTTAGTTTTTCAAGTAAATCCGTTCCCAAATAGAGTTGGATATACTTGTCTTGAGCCAAAATAACGGACGGAACGAGGTAGGAATCCTCTACGCTCGCGTTTATGTTAGTGATCCGCTTGATATAATCGGGGTTCACGAAAAGAACTTCTGCTTGTAGTGCCATTATCGGGGATTTACGAAGCCTTCATTAGGCATATCTATTGGACGTTGTGCGACTTTGGGTGAGTTTGTGGGCAATCTTTTAGCATCAACCCCCGCTTCTCGTATCAGTTTCTTCGCTTGGTTAACTGATATCTTCTTGTTGGTCTTCTTCAGGTACGTTTGACGGCTCCAGAAGTGGTGACATCGTGCGCCTCCTTTGTAGAGAAACAAATCATAGGTATTTGAACCTCCTTCTCCAAGTCCGGGATTGACTGCTCTAAGCGATGCCGCTTCAATGTCTTCTTTTCGGTAGACCTTGCTCGCTGCTACCATCTTCTTACAGAAAGAGCGGGAGTCATCTTGTACCGATTTAGGAGAATACACGTACCGAACCTTTATGATTTCGGTGTCCTGCTCGCTCTTGCCGTTAGGATTGGATGAAGGAACACTTGCAAACGCCCAGAGAGCATCCTTAACGGACTCCGTTTCATAATCAACGGGGCTTTCGTCTATCAGTTCCCATTCGTCGCTTATATCCTCTCCTAATGAGTCGAGGTGTTCCCATGATGCGTCAAGGTTGACTTCATCGCTTGAGAGCTGACAACATCCTTTGTCTTCTTGATTGCTCAATTCAAGAACTGCGGAATCTAAGCCCGCAGCCCGTAAAAGCGTTTGAACGGTCTCCTCGACTATCCGTCGGTTTGGCCGCACTACGTTCTGCTCGAATAGCTCCGCAGATTCTGCAAGCTCTCCACCGCCTCCAAGCTTACCCGGTATAGCAACCCCGAACATCTGCGGGTTGGTGACTCGGTGTCCAACCATAATCTTACCGGTCACCTCTTCAGAAAGGAACTGATATTGATTGTGAGCGTCGGACAATTGGAACGGCTCAAAGTCTGGCTTTCTTTCGGGATCGTCGGAGTACGTGACGATGAACTTCCCCGCGTTACTTGCTCCGCTCATCTGCCTCTCGATATCCATCCGGATTCGGTTTCTCTCCTCTTGTGGTGGAATGCCGTTTTTGAAGTGGATAGAGAACGAAGGACTCATCCCGTTCTTGATGTTGTTGATGTGGTACTTTCCAATCTCCTTATCTAGCTCTATGTAATCAATCGAACCCGTGTAGCATGGTTTGGGATAGTAAAACGAACCGGGAGAAAACGGCTTCACGTAGAATATCTGCGTGGGGTGGTCAAGCTTCCTTTCAGGGTCAAAGGTGCATATCTCTTCTACCTCCTCCGTCTTACTGCTCCAGTCCCTTGAATAGTAGTAGTAATCCACCTTCTCATCTTCGTTTACGAAACCCGAACGGATATTCTCAAAAGGAAGGTGCGAGACGTTTGCGATAGTAGTTCTATCAAGTGACCAATTCACCTCCAAAGCAAAGCCGCCTTGAATTTGAAAGTCAACACAAGCCTTCCGAAGCTCATCGTTTAGATTCCATTGGTCAAATGCCAAACGACCTTCTAAAGTCGTAGCATCAAAACCTTCTCCGAAAACCATCGTTGCAATGGTAGTCGTCAAAGCGTTATGAGTGGACGAAGAGTGAAAGAGGTCGATGAGGTACTGCGGGAAGAGGTTATCATCCCCGTAGTTCACGAAGCCTTTAGAATTTGCGCTTTCCGCGTAGCTCCTCTCTTGGTATTGGCTGAGTTTAAGTATGTCCATTACTGGTAATATATGACGTTATCGGGAACGTTGATAGTTGGGATGTTGTATCCAACTTCTCCCGTTACATCGAGAGTCCCTTCTTCGATGAGTGCGACAACGGATGCGTTAGTTGGGTCGAGATTCGTTGTAGAGTTTTGACCCCATACTTTATAGAAGTACTGGCCTCCTTCCTCAAGTAAGATATTCCCGTTTGTGGGATCGTCGAGGTTGGTGAAAATAGAAAGCGCGGTGTATCTCGCGTTGTCCGTTGCAACGTCTCCAATGAAATAGTAATCTTCGCGGCTTGCCATGCTTTGGAAAAGTACGAGGTAATTCGTAAAAGCGTCGAAGTCTTTCTTCATCTCTTGAAGAGTGAGATAGATTGTCTGCTCGCTTGCTGAGTTGGGATTGAGGTGTATCATATCGTTTTTAAACTAAAAGAGGGAGGACGCAATGCCCTCCCCCTCCTTTAAACCTAACCAAAAAAACAGAATCAAGTTCCGGCCGTGAACGTGATATTCGAGTCGTCAGCAGCAACAAACGGAGCGGGGATTGCTTCTTCTGCGGTGAACTGCAATTGATACCCGTTAAGGTCTCCTTTTGCCGTTCCCGTTCCGATAGTGCCTCCCGTACCTTCCGCGCCTTGGGTGTGACCCATAGCGAAGTAATTGTCATTGACATCTTGAACGATGACCGTTAAGCGGTTCTTTAATAAGTCCGCCATCTCTACGTTATCCGCAGCGACGAGGTTATTCATAGTAATCTCAAGAACTTGAGAATAGAAAACAACTCCATTCTCTACCGAAGCGTTTACCGCTTGTTGGAATGAACCTGAGTTCTTTGTGAGTTCGAAACCAAAGACGACGATGGCAGTTCCCGCAGCAACTACGCCTGCCGTAATAGTCCCCCAATCAGTCGCGTCGAATTGCTTAATCCAAACGCGCTTGATTCCTCCGATTTTGTCTTTGCAGGGAAACGCCCTGCCGTTGATTGTTAATGTACAAGCCATATGATAGAGGAATTAAAGGGAGGAGCCGAAACCCCTCCCGTTCAAATTAGGATGTGCGACGAATCACAGCTAAAGAACCCGCGTCAACGATTTGCGTACCGCCTGAGAAGCGCATGATTACGCGAGTAACATCGTCACCCGTTACACCCGTCAAATCTAAGATTGACGCGTTGATGTGGTCGGTTAGCAAGTCCGTTCCGAAATAAATTTGGTTCGGGTTGCAAAGCAAAAGGGTATCGTTAGGACATCCTGAAGCTGCTACTACGTTAAAACCAAGGAAGGTCGTTGGTCGAGCTGCCCCTACAAATTCAGGAGAGTAACCAACACCGGCAAAGCCCGTTGTGTCAGTAGCATTTGCTTGGAAGATTCCGATTCCGGCCATTGCTCTCTGAAGGAGGAACAAAGACTTTCGGCTCATGTAGATATTTGCGTTCGCATCGCTTTGAACGGCTGAAGGTGCGCCCGCTACTAAAGC